CAGAAAAATGGAGAGGGAGGAACGATGAGAAAGTACTTAAAAAGATTATGGTGTGCGTTGTGGAACAAGAAGTGCCACGATGATTGCGACTGCGTATAATGATAGGAACTATACTTAGCTCCGTATCTACTTTAGCGTCATCCTATATAGAGGGCAAGACAGCCATACAAAAGGCTGAAGCTACTATAAGGATGAAAGAAGCAACAGGAGAGATTGACTGGGACTTAGCTGCTATGAGGGCATCTCAAGGCTCGTGGAAGGACGAATGGCTGACTTTACTTTTCAGTATTCCTCTGGTACTGAGCTTCATGGGAGAGTGGGGCAGGGGCATAGTAGCAGATGGCTTTACGGCTTTGGCAGGTATGCCACAGTGGTATCAGATTGCGTTAGGAGCTATCGTATCGGCTAGTTTTGCTACACGGTCTGCAAGTAAATTATTTAATATGAGGAAGAAGTAATGGCGTTTAAGTTATCGAGTAGAAGTTTAAGTAAATTAGATGGTGTAAATCCTATATTGGTGGACACAGTAAAACGTGCCATTGAGGTGAGTTCTGTAGACTTTGGAGTGATCTATGGAGTTCGTTCCTTGGCAGAGCAAAAAAAGCTTTATGCAGCAGGACGATCACAAACGATGAAGTCTCGCCACTTACTACAGCAAGATGGTACGTCACATGCTGTCGATTTAATGGCATATGACGGTAGTAACCCAAGTTGGGACATCGTGATGTACGATAATATAGCAGACGCTATGAAAGAAGCAGCAAAAGAGACTGGTGCAAAAATTTGTTGGGGGGCTGCATGGCATATAGACAATATAGCCGAGTGGAGTGGCACTATGGAACAAGCCATGAACGCTTATGTAGATTTACGTAGGAGTTCTGGGCGTAGACCATTTATTGATGGTCCTCATTTTCAACTGTCAACATGACATCGAAGGTACGCAAAACAAAAAGAGATACCATGAAAGGTATGTCTATTAAAAGTGGAGACAAGCGATCTACTAAATCAGGGGCAGGTATGACTGCCAAAGGAGTTGCTAAATACAATAAACGAACAGGGGGCAACTTAAAAACAGCAGTCACAGAAAGTAAACCTAGCAGTAAAGCGAGAGCAGCCAGAAGAAAGTCATACTGTGCTAGAAGTGCAGGACAGATGAAAAAGTTTCCCAAGGCAGCTAAAGACCCAAACAGCAGACTACGACAAGCTAGAAGAAGATGGAAGTGTTAAATGACTAGACAACTTACAGAGAAACAACAGAAGTTTTTAGAAGTATTATTTGATCAGGCAGGTGGTGATATAGGATCAGCTATAAAGCTTGCGGGATACGCAGAGGGGGTAAGTCCTTCTCAGATGGTTACAGCTTTGAAAGAAGAGATACTAGAAGCTACACAAACGTATATGGCACGTAATGCACCGAAGGCTGCAGTAGCTATAACAAGTAGCTTGGACGATCCAACACAGCTAGGTATACGAGATAGAATGTCTGCTGCTAGAGAACTACTAGATAGAACTGGTTTAATTAAGACTGAGAAAGTACAAGTAGAGACTACAGGGGGTGTTATGCTTATGCCACCCAAGGACAATGGATGAGAAACAGATCATTGGGTACGTGGAAGTTACCTCAACCTACTGACCTAAAAGATGACAACGAGTGGATGCCTATACCACGTATAGCAAGAACAATACCATTCGGATATGAGTTAGACCCTGAAGATATAAATTTACTAAAGCCTGTAAAAATAGAGTTAGATTTACTAGAACAAGCAAGAAGATACGTAAAACAGTATTCATATAGGCAAGTTGCTAACTGGTTATCTAAAAATAGTGGCAGAGATATATCTCATGTAGGTTTAATGAAAAGATTAAAGAATGAGCGAAAACGACAGAACCAAGCTATCAGCCTACGCAGATGGGCAGACTATGCCCAAAAGGCGATCCAGAAAGCCGAAGAGATCGAAGAAAGCAGAACAGGGGCAAAGCAAGAAGCAGAGAGTACCCCTGCCTGAGTCTGAACTCTTACCGATAGAAGAAGCTCGTAATGTTATATTCAAACCGAATGATGGACCACAGACAGAGTTTCTCGCAGCTAGTGAAAGAGAAGTTCTATATGGTGGATCAGCAGGGGGTGGTAAATCTTACGCAATGCTTGCAGACCCTTTACGTTACATGGGACATCCTGCGTTCAGTGGCTTACTCTTGCGTCACACCACTGAAGAACTACGAGAGCTTATATTTAAAAGCCAAGAATTGTACCCGAAAATCTGGAAGGGTATCAAGTGGTCAGAACGAAAGATGCAGTGGGTTGCTCCGTCAGGAGCTAGACTGTGGATGTCTTACCTCGACAGAGATGATGATGTTCTACGATACCAAGGACTAGCATTTAGTTGGATAGGATTTGATGAACTTACACAATGGTCTACACCCTACGCTTGGAACTACATGAGATCACGACTAAGATCTACTTCACCAGATCTGCCAGTGTACATGAGAGCAACAACGAACCCCGGAGGACGTGGACATCATTGGGTCAAGAAGATGTTTATAGACCCTGCACCTTATAATAATACATTTAATGCAACAGATATTGAAACAGGAGAAGAACTTAAATACCCTGCAGGACATAGCAGAGCAGGAGAAGCCTTATTCAAACGTAGGTTTATACCTGCTCGACTTACAGACAACCCTTACCTATCGGCTCAAGGAGATTATGAAGCAATGCTTCTATCCCTTCCTGAACAGCAAAGAAGACAATTACTGGAAGGCGATTGGGATATTAAAGAAGGAGCAGCTTTCACCGAGTTTGATCGCAACGTACATGTGGTTGACCCTTTTCGTATACCTAGCAATTGGGTTAAGTTTAGGGCATGTGACTATGGGTATGGAAGTTATTCTGCCGTTGTCTGGTTTGCTGTTAGCCCATCTGAACAACTCGTAGTGTATAGAGAGTTGTATGTATCAAAGGTACTAGCCACAGACTTAGCTGACATGATACTTGAAGCAGAAGCAGAAGACGGTAATATAAAGTACGGAGTATTGGACAGTTCACTCTGGCACAAGCGTGGAGACACAGGACCAAGCCTAGCAGAACAAATGATTATGAAAGGTTGTCGGTTCAGACCTTCTGATAGAAGTAGAGGAAGTAGGGTATCGGGTAAAAATGAAATACACAGAAGACTGCAAGTTGACGAATACACTGAAGAACCACGTATGGTTTTTTTCAATAGCTGTACAAATATTGTTTCTCAACTGCCGTCAATCCCACTGGACAAAAAGAATCCAGAAGATATAGATACTCACTCAGAAGATCACTTGTATGATGCTTTGAGATATGGTATAATGTCAAGACCAAGGTTTAGTGTATTTGATTATGATCCTGCAAGCAGACAAACAAATAACATGCCTGTAGCAGACGCAACATTTGGATATTAATATGGCAGAAGAAGAAATAATGATGGATGACACGTCTATAGCTATTGACGATGTAGCTGAAGAAGGTGGACAGGACGAAACAAAAAGTTATAATATCATACCATTTATAATGGACAGATATAAAAAAGCAGATGACTATAGAGAACAAGATGAACAAAGATGGTTAAGAGCTTACAGAAACTATAGAGGACTTTATGGTTCTGATGTGCAGTTTACAGAAGCAGAAAAATCACGAGTATTTATTAAAGTTACAAAAACCAAGACACTAGCAGCATATGGGCAGATAATAGATGTGTTGTTTGCTAATAATAAGTTTCCTCTAACTGTAGAGCCTACAACTTTACCTGAAGGTGTAGTATCTGATGTAAGCTTTGATCCTCAAGAACCAGAGAGTATTAGAAATAAATTAGATGAAATGGAAAGCCCATATGGTTTTTCAGGAGATGGACAAGACTTACCTGCAGGGGCTACTCAGAAAACATTGATGGACAAATTAGGACCATTACAAGGTAAGTTTGACGATATAGATAATCTTAGAGAAGGTGTAGGTAAAACACCTACAGCTATTACATTTAGTCCTGCAATGATTGCTGCAAAAAATATGCAGAAGAAAATACACGATCAACTAGAAGAGTCCAATGCAAATAAACATTTACGAAGCACAGCCTTTGAGATGGCTCTGTTTGGTACAGGTGTGATGAAAGGACCTTTTGCTGTAGACAAAGAATACCCAAACTGGGATGAAGAGGGACAATACTCTCCTGTATTTAAAACAGTGCCACAAGTTTCACACGTATCAGTATGGAACTTCTTTCCTGATCCAGATGCAAACAACATGGACGAAGCACAGTATGTAATAGAGAGACATAAGCTTTCTCGTACACAACTACGTGCATTAAAGAAACGACCACACTTTAGATCTCAGGTTATAGATGACGCTATAGCTATGGGAGAAAATTATAATAAAGAATACTGGGAAGACGATCTATCTGACTATTCTCCTGAACATGCTATAGCACGATTTGAAGTATTAGAGTATTGGGGTACAGCAGATGTAAGTATGTTAAGAGATCAACAAATAGAAATACCCCCAGAGTTAGATGACTTTGACGAAGTGCAGATAAATGCATGGATATGTAATAATAAAGTTATACGAATGGTGCTTAACCCATTCAAACCTGCAAAGATACCATACATGGCTGCTCCATATGAACTAAATCCATATAGCTTCTTTGGTGTAGGTATTGCAGAGAATATGGACGATACACAGACATTGATGAATGGTTTTATGCGAATGGCTGTGGACAATGCTGTAATGTCAGGTAATCTGCTTATAGAGATAGATGAAACAAACCTAGTTCCCGGACAAGACCTGAGTGTGTATCCCGGAAAAATATTTAGAAGACAAGGGGGCGCTCCCGGACAAGCTATCTTTGGTACAAAGTTTCCAAACGTAGCCAACGAGAACATGCAACTGTTTGACAAAGCCAGAGTGCTTGCAGATGAAAGCACAGGACTGCCAAGCTTTTCTCATGGACAAACTGGTGTATCAGGTGTAGGACGAACTGCATCAGGTATATCTATGTTGATGAACGCAGCAAGTGGTGGTGTAAAGAATGTTATAAAGAATGTAGATGACTATTTACTAAGACCACTAGGTGAAGGGTTGTTTAGATTTAATATGCAGTTTGACTTTGATAAGAATACTAAAGGAGACTTAGAAGTAAAAGCTCGTGGTACAGAAAGCTTGATGGCAAACGAAGTGCGTAGTCAGAGACTCATGCAGTTCTTACAGATATCAAGTAATCAAGCTCTTGCTCCTTTTGCAAAGTTTCAATACGTAATAAGAGAAATAGCTAAGTCACTCGACTTAGACCCCGACAAAGTAACTAACAATATGGATGAAGCTGCCTTACAAGCAGAGATCATGAAAAAGTTTCAGCAACCCCCTGAAGCACCCAAGCCCCCTGCAGGAGCAGACGCACAAGATCCCACAGGAGCAGGTGGTGCAACGATAGGTACAGGACAAGTGCCTTTACCACAGGAACAAGGATTTACAGGAAATGGACAACAACAACCAAATCAACAACCTACAGGACAAGCTACTCAGCAAACTCAAGCCCCTAGTCAACAACAAGGACCAGTGGGACAGCTTCAGTGATTACGTAAATTATCTTATAGCACAGAACCACGCAGTTATGGAGCAGACAAATGATCTAGTTATACTGCATAGATCTCAGGGTGCTATATTGATGCTAAGACGATTGCGACAACTAAGGGATGCAGTGAATGCTAACGGAAAGGGCTAAACTATGAAAGAACAAATGGAACTCTTCAATGAAGGTGGCTTACGTGATGAAGGTGGTACAGTAGAACCTGAATCAGGTAATGAAGTACCGTCAGGGTCTTTGCAAAAAGAAGTAGCTGATGATATACCTATCTTGATTAGTGAGGGTGAGTTTGTTTTTCCTGCTGACGTTGTGCGATATGTTGGACTTGAAACACTTATGAAGTTGCGTCAGGATGCCAAGCAAGGCTTGAAGATGATGGAAAAGATGGGGCAGATGGGTAATCCTGAAGAAGCAGAGATACCTGACGATATGCCTTTTGGTATGGCAGATCTTATAGTTATAGGATCTGATGACGATAGTGAGGAAGAAGAAAAAGATGATCCTGATGTAAAAAAGATGCAGACAGGAGGGCTTTTAGATGATCCACGTTTTCAAAGACCTACTGGTGGTGAAACACCTACCATAGGAGATGAGGATAAAAAAGAAATAGAAGATGCCCTATTAAATACTGTGTATGGAACAATAACTATGCGTAGGTATGTTAATGCTGATGGCGTAGTGAAGTACATTCCATTTATAGGGGATGAACCACAGATGGCTATACCTGAAGGATTTGAATTAGATAGCTCTGCTCCTACACCAACAAACACTACGGTAACAAGTATTTCAGACGGTGGTAATGATGACAGCCCTAGTGCTACACCTTATAGTCAGTTAAATCCTAACCTAAACCCATTTAAAGATCAAGGAACTGCAAACTTTAATATTGATAATTTAGATTCAAATCAATTAGTAGATTACTACGGTTCATTCTCAAGTCCCTTGAATAGATTTTTAAGTGTGGGTGTAGGTATGCTATTTGGTGGAGTACCTGCTTTGGGAATAGCTACAATGCAACAGTTTGCCCAGACTAAAGGACCAAATAGTTTACAAGCCACAGAAGCCAAGATAGCTGAGATGGTAAAGAATGGTGAAATATCTGGAGATCTTTTAGATAAATTAAAAGCTTTTCAAAAAAGAGCTATAGAAAAAGGCACAGGTCCTAAAAGTTTTTTGAGCAAACTAATAGGCAAAGTAGCAAAAGGAGATACAGCTAAAGTAAATACTCTTACTAATGCCATAAACAAAGGAGATGTTTCTACTGTAACTAATACATCATCAGCATCTTCACAAGATAAAAATTTATCATCTGATAATATTTTATTTGATATAAATGCTATTAAAGAAAATATGGATATAGATTCGTCTGAGCCTGAAACACAATTTCTTCCTGCATCAATAAAAAACTATAGAACTTATACATCTTCAGATCGTTTAGACGAGATAGGTCAGTCATACGGATTTAAAAATCAACAAACAGGAGAGTATGAAAAATATAACCTACCACAAACATTAGGTGTTACACAAGCAGATGCATTTCAAGCAGAAGTTCCTTATGAACAAAGAAGTTATAGTCAATTAGGAAAAAGTCCTCTTGATCGTTCTGTTACTGCAGATAGAGCAGAGGTAGAAGAAACAGATAGGCTGATAGCAGGAGGTAAAAGATTAGCGGACCTAGAGTTTGGTGAGTTTGGAGAAAGTAGAGGAGAACTTCTAGATACAAAAAACTTAGAGTTAGCCAATCCATTAGGCAAAGGACGATCTGCATTACCCTTATTACCCGATATGAGTAGTTTTAAAGAAAAACCAACAGAGAATAAAACTCAAACAACTAAAAAAAGAACAAGAAAAGCTGATCAACCTAGAACAGGCATACTGCCTAGACGAGGAGAAAGATTTCCTGATGTAGGCTTAGACAGACCATCTAAATTTGGACAGACTAGAGTTGATGATTTTCTATTAGGTGTACAAAGAGATGACAAAGGTAATGTTTCAAATCTTACAGAACAACAACAAAAAAATATACGACAAAATGTACAAGAACAAGAAAACATACGACAAAAATTAGATCAAGAAGATAGGGAAAGACAGTCTCGTGGCTTTGGTCCTATGGGTGTACAAGAAAGATTTGACAGACAGCAACAAGAATTTACAGGCTTTGATAGTCAAGGTAACTTTTTAGGGGGTGCTAAAGGTGGCACATTCTATGTAGGTGGTGTACCCACCAAACCTATGAAGCCCCAAAGATTAAAGAAAGGTGGTTTAGCTAAACCCAAAGTTAAACCCAAACGAATGAAGAAGGGTGGACTAGCTTCTAAAAAATAAGTTCACAATATGTTGGCTACCTAACTCCCCATCTAACATG